TCCTGCTGCCGGCGCAAAGAAGGTTGCGGCCCAGCCATTCGTAGTACCCGCTGCGGGAGACCTCCAGCAGTCGGCATACAAGTTCCACAGACGGCCCCCGCGCGGGCCGTACGGATGTATCGGTACTTGTCCTCTATGGTTTGGAAAGTATGCCGACGGATTTTTTTTAGGATGTCAATGACCCCGTCTTTCTCTTCAAGCTTCTTGCGCAGTGCTCGAATCTCCGCCTCCAGTTCGCGCAGGCGTCTGGCGTCGCGGTTTTGGCGGTCAGCTTGCCCCGGCGATGGTGCGCCTGCCGCTTTCAGCCAGCTGCGCAGCGTGTCGATGCAGATGCCGAGTTCCGCGGCCACCTCCCGGCTGGGCCGCCCCTGCTCGGTGACCATCCGCACTGCCCCTGCCTTGAAGGCCTCATCGTAACGCGGCGGCGCTGGGTGTTTTCGTTCTTTGGTTGACATTTTTCATTACCCCTTTCCATTATACAGATTGTTTTTCTGTCCGGCAAATCGGGTATGGGGGCATGTAACATTCCTGACGAATTGATTTTTGAGCATTATGACGGATACGATTTTGTGAATGATGATTTTTTCTGCTCCGCTGGGATGTAAGCTTGCCAAAAAGAAACAAAAAACCATTTTCGGTCTTCAACCAGGCGCAGAACTGGTAACTCTGTGCCACAACTGTGTAGGCTTGAGACAAGGCCACATGGTAAACTCCTTGCCAGTCGTCCAAGCAAATAGGTTTGGGCGTCTGGTTGAAGACCGGAAAATAGAGGTAATACGAAAATGACGAATGTAGAATTATATATTCATCCCAATTGGATACCGTTTTATGTTGAGTGCTATAACAGGATGCTGTTTGTAGAAATCATTGAGGGCGATGTCGAAGAAGCCAAGCAGATTCTTGCAGACAGGTACGAAAATTGGGTCGATGAAGACCCTTGTGAAGCGTGTGACGTGTGCTGCGAGGAATATATGCTTGAAGGTCTGAATAATGAGAAATTTATCTTTTCAGTGGAATATGGGGAGGAAATACAATGAGAACATATGCAGTTTTTGTAAGGCGCGAAGGCGTTGCATATATTCAGGCAGAAAATGAGGATGAAGCCTATGCCGCAGCGGAGGATATGGAATTCAAAGACATCTCATGGGACGATTATTATACGCTTGAAAACGTGCAGGAGGAATGAAGATAAGTACATATCTTGAAGAAATGTGCACCAATCTATATATTAGTTTGTTTTTCCATGACGGCCATGTTGATGTACTAGATAGCGACGGAGAGTACGTGGATTATATTTGCTATCAAGAAGATTTTGAAACGGATGATGAGTTGATTCGAGAGGTTGCGGAATTTGCTAGTTATGCGAACAAGTGTAAAACAGATGCCGAAACAGCGGAGTTTTTGGAGTATCAATTTGGCGTAATTCCTATACAGAATGCGGATATTCCTGTTTTGAGCAGTGAATATGGAAGAGAGTTCGTGTGCCGCATTGGCACAGCAGCGGTTATCGTGAAGGAGTAGGGTAGCAGATGACAGTTCGACAGTTATTCAATGAAGTAGATGAGATTCAGTGCGAAGCGATCATTCAGCAGTATGATTATGAGAAAAACGATTATGAGTTCAGAGTTTATATGTCTGAATTGTATTCAGGACTTGATGGATATGAAAGAGTCATGGACAGACGTGTAAAATATATATTTACAGATATGGAAGAAACCGATCGTGTTTTTAAAACAAAGCAGCCGGTGCTTATTATCGAAGTGGAGGATGAAGAGTGACTGGTGATATTTTGGTCAGAAATATTGATTTCGAGCTGTTGTACGAACAGAGAAAGGCTGTTCTTTCCTGCTGTTTTAGTAATACATTAATTCCCATAGATGTAATTGAAGGGATCATAGGGTTGTTAGATTCAATGTTGGATGCAGCCGAAGAAGAAGGATATTTTAAAATTCCGGAGGATGAAAAGTGATGTTGTATGATGTAGGCGTAACAAGAAATCTTTGTGGACATGTTTTGATCGAAGCTGATAGCGCTGATGAGGCGGAGAAAATTGCCTATGACCGATACATAAAACAGGGAAGGGAACTTCCTGACATGGACGAATGTGACGAGTTGTCATTTTGCGCAGAAGAGGCTGGCGTCAATGTCGCCAAGTTGTCCGTGTTGGAATTTGCAAATATGTTATCGCACGGGCATGAGGGAGAGTGGGGGCCACGCGGCCTGTTTTATGTTGAAGATGGAGACAAAATCGTGGCTGTAGACAATCGAGACGGGTATGCATTTACTGAGGAGTTCGATACATTTGAAGATGCAGTAAACTGGTTGATAGAGTGATTAGCTCACCGATTACAAATTTCGCTCTGGTGGTGGCAAAGAAATAGGTGACTTTATTGGACATATAATGTGATAGCCTTTTAGATAGGAGGCGATCAACATGCTGAAACGGTTAATGTATTGGCTGCGCGGTAATAAAAAGTGTAAAAGTTGCTGTTTGCTATGTAAATATTATGATCAGTGCCGGGAGGATATGGCTGGAATATAAAATATGAAGAGGTGTTGCGATGAATGTTGCGGAGTTTTTTGTGTTTATCCTAATGCTGCTGTATGTCCGCAATAAGGTCATACAGAATTCAAATTAAATTGGAGGAGTGCTATGGAGGTTAACTACGTGAAATTAGCTGCGGCAAATCAACAGCTTGAACTTTATGCCAATACCGGAAAGCCACTTAATAAGGCGGCAGCTTTATACATCGCATCATACATAAACTGCGTCCTTAAATCAACGGTCAGAACAGACCCGGAAAGTTTTTCGGTACAGGGGGGATCCACTTAGTGCCGTTTGGACCTTTAGGTCTGCTGACGCTTTTAGGGCTTGGGGCATATACCGTCAGCGACAACATAAAGGCAAAAGCAGTACGTGACAAACGGGACGCAGAATACGCAGCTTTAACAAGAGGCTGTACACAGAGATCACGCCAGAAGCAATTTGAGCTTATGGCAAAATACGATGTATTTAATGAAGACGGTGTGCCCCACCGTCTTACCGCGCATGAAAATGGTACGAATGTATTTTTAGAAGCACGAAAGTGCATCCGCCGGTTGATGGCGAAAGAAGGCTTTCCAGTAGACGAATATGATTTGCGTATAAAATTTCCTGGTAAAGATTTTTAGTGGTTATGAAAACAGTATACATTGAAAGAGCAATGAATGGAGGCTCGAATATTGAATAAAGTAAGACGTACACAGATTCAGAGGGTGTCTGATTCGATTTCAAACATCATAGCAGAAATTGAAACGATTCGTGATGAGGAAGACGAAGCTCGTGAAAGTATGCCTGAAAATTTGGTTGGCAGTGAACGGTACGAGACAAGTGAAGTTGCTTCGGATACGCTGCAGGATACCATTGATTTGCTGGAAGAGTCTGTTGAAAGGTTGAGTGAAATATCATAAAGGCTTATTATAAATTTCATGAAGGAGCTGTTCAGATGTTTTCCAGACATCAGACCGTCCGGTCAGCCAGTCGAGCGAAACCCCCATACAGTCGGCAACGGCGATCATGGCGTCATATGACGGCGGCGTACCGCCTGTCTCCCATCCACGAATCGCATTTTCAGAAAAATAAATCATTTCAGATAATTCTCGCCGCGTCAGTTCGTTTTCATCGCGCCATTTGCGTAGCTTGGCTCCGAATGTTGTCAATGCCATTTAGATGGCACCTCCATGTATTGCAAACTATTTGAAGAGGGAGTATCATTAAAACATCAAATAAACAACCATTGGTTGTTAAATGCTTAAATAACAACTTATGGTTGTAAAAAGAATTATACAATATAATATGTCCGATATCAAGGACAATTTGGAAGGGTGTGAAATTTGCTTGAGACATGTAGATGTGGATACGCTGGTATCAATGCTGGATAGAAAGAAGTTTAACATTGTAGCTGGAGGTATTGCGGATGGAGATTGCGGCTGGGAGGTCAAGTTGGAATGTAAATACGCGATGCTCACTCAAAAACCGGACAGGCTGCTGTTGCTGTCACCTAAGCGGCTTTACTATTGGGTGGACATGATCAGCAAAAGCGCCGTGTCCATCCGTGAAAGTGAAATCAAATGCATCACCGTCGATGACCAGTGGATTCATGTAAAGACAACGACATTTGAGTTTCATATTTGTATGGTTTGTATGGGGGGATAGTCGATGAAAGAAACAGCTGTGTGCAGGCAGGAAAAGGCGAATTGTATCAGTTCAGATATTTTGGCTGATATGCTTGATGGTACGGATTTTTCTGTTTGGTCAGGCCGTGATCCGAAGAAGTATGTTTGGGAAGCGACACTGAAGTGCAAATATGCGCGGCTCACACAGAATCCGAATAGAACTCTGTTGTTATCGCCCGGCGGGAGTAAGAGAATGGCGAATCGAAGTACAGTTTCCATCAATGAGAGATCCATTGTGAGCATCGAAGAACTTGAGGACGACTGGATTCGAATTGTTACCACTTCGGAGGATATATATATCCACAAAGGAAAATAGCAAAAAAACTCCCAAATAAGTATTGACAAAACAATAGATTGCGATTATACTATAGTCATAGGGGCGAGCGGCTACATACTAAAAAGAAAGAAGGCAATTGATGCAAAGCAAAAACGCCGCTCCTCGCTGGGGAGAGCTTTGGTATTGTGATCTTGGAAGTGAAGATGCCTGTACAGGGTCTACAATATATTGTGGAGTACGGCCGGTGCTTGTTACATCAAATAACAAATACTCAGCGTATTCATCGCAGTATCAGGTATATCCACTTACAACAAAGCGTACAAACAGGCGGTCCCCATCCCACGTAAATGTAGAACCGAATGATTTAAATGGTTTGTCACGGGAATCAACGATCATTGTGGAAAATCCGATGATCGTGGCAAAAGAGCAGATGTTATCCTATATCGGAGAGCTTGAACCGTGCTTGCTGCAGCAGGTTGCCATAGCAAAGGTAATGCAGGAACCATTACTTGCACTGGCCATAGGAACTGGTATTGAAGAGAGTAGTGAGTATCTCGCCGTAGCAAACTATTGAAAAGCCAATGCAAAAATCGTACAATGTACATATTGAGATGAGGAGGCCAGTATGGATATTTACGATGAGATCCTTGGCGAGTACGAAGGAGATACGACGAAATCGCCGATAGCGACGATATTAAATGACATCCGTGAGGCGGAGAAAAGAAACCAGGTGCCGCTTGAGCGGTTTACAAAAGAGCAGTATATCCAGTTGGTAAACGCTCGTATTTTCTCACGCTCCAGCATAGCGACGCGGTTGAGCAAGATCAAGCAAATTACGGAAAAGAAGTGTTCACGCTGCGACATCTCGCAAACGGATGTTCTATTTGATTTCCCCACGCCGAAAGAGACGATCGAATATGCAATTGAGCAATATGTAAAAATCCTGTTTTCATCTTTTGGCGAATTCAACGAAGCACTAAAAAACAGATTTGATTTAAAGACGCATATAGGGCTGCGTTCCTATGTGTTCTGGGGACTGCTCTGGTGTGGGATACCGCATCAGAAAGTTGCCGGCATTCGAATGGAAGAAATTGATTTCCAGCACCAGAAAATTGGAGTTCACTATATACGGTATGAGATCATGAGTGCCGTAAAGAAATATTCAGAGATCAATAACTTCGATGTGGGCAGAAATGAATTCATTGAGATAGCAAACCGCGAGTATTTGTTTCCTGCGCTTAAGTATACTGGTGCGGAGCATCAAACGACCCTTTCGATACGCAATGCGTCTTATTTGCTTTTGGATAAGGCGGTCGGACACGATGGTTTGGAGATGAAGATACAAAATATGTCGTTCGATACTGTGCAGAAATCATCGCTGTTTGAACAGAAATTTGACATTGAGTCAAGTAAGGACTCCGATAAGGAAGAACGTTTCCTTACAAATTTGTTCCCGCAGTATATGGTAAAAGCCAAAAGAACGCATATCGCTCACGAATATCTTGCTTGGAAGAAAATGTACAGATGACAGGCTAGGAAAAGGCGCGAAAGTGCCTTTTCTACAACACAATCTAATTATCGGTTAATACTTACGCGTTCAAACTTTATGCTTGAACGCCTCATGTGCCCTTAGCTCAATTGGTTAGAGCGCTGGCCTCATAAGCCATGAGTGACGAGTTCGACTCTCGTAGGGCGCACCATCCCCTTGTGGCGGTGCACAAGGTTACATTTGCGGTGCGGTGGATTTGGAACATCTGCTGTACGGACACACCGATATTGTCCTAGAAGATGCGAACGTGGCATCTGAAATGGGGGAAGTACCCAAGAGGCATGTCCTCGGTCAAACTTGCAGCCTGGAAGTTCAAGCTTCTGGTGTTTACATCGGATGCCTATTTACACAGGGCACTTGAGCGAACCTTGCATAGTGAAATCACTGCGCTACTTGCAGAACGAAAGTATCTATGCAATTATATTTTGCCATATAGTGGCAGGTCGGCTTTGTATTTCGTCCTCTGCTGACCAATCATACATTTGAACCTGCTGGTCATGAACAGTAGGCTCATGCAAGCGTAGCTCAGTTGGTAGAGCACCGCACCAGGAGGTATGTAGTAGGTTCAAATCCTACCGCTTGCACAATTTTTATGCCGTAATTAAATCTACGGTAACATGCTCGGTTATCCACAGCGGCCTGTGGAGCTGATTTGAAAGCAGATTACATCTATTGATATGTGAGGATCAACACCTCATCTGAGTGGCAAAAATGTTTTGAGGAGAAGGAAGCATAATGGACGATTTGATAAGCCGAAAGGCGCTGCTGGAAGATATAAACGCAGCAGCCGGAAACGATTTCATGGGCACAATGGTGGCTGGTACACTTTCGAGATTCGTAAAAAAGCAACCCGCCGTTGACGCCGCTCTGGTGGTGCATGGGCGGTGGATTTTCAATCAAGAACAGTGGACGTGGGACTGCACAAACTGTAAAGGTTGGGTTGGAAGTGGAGTAAGAATAAGCAGGTACGAATACTGCCCCAACTGCGGAGCCAAGATGGATGGAGGGAATGACAATGCCTGACTTGAAACCGTGCCCTTTCTGCGGGGAAAAAGAAGCTATTAGGCTGACGAGTTGGGGACTGTGGCGTTGCTGGTGCGTTAAGTGTTTGGCAAAAACCGCAGATGAACTTTATAAAAAAGATGCAATCGAAGCATGGAACAGGAGGGCTGATAATGGCAAGGCTGATTGACTATCAAGCGGCGGTTGACCGCTATTATGCGGAGTTTGAAAAGCAGGATATTTGTGACGGGGCGCAGGATAGGGATTGGCTTAAACGATGCTTTGACGAATCACCCACCATCGACCCGGTGCACGCGGCAGGCGCGTGCTACTGTCGGGAGTGCAAGCACTACGATCATGGTTGTTGCGTTGTCAAAAGATACATTGGCGATGACCATATTATTTCGATGCCGCAAGATGGATTTTGCAGTTTTGGCCAGCGCCGGGAGTCGGAATCAAGGCGAAAGGGACGGCTTGTGGTGCTGCAGAATGTAAAATATACCGATTCGGACGGAGAAAAGGCATTGCGCCATGCTATGTATATGTGCGGTGTGCAAAACAATCCCGTCACGAGATACACAGCAGATGCAATCGCTGAAAAACTCACCCGCGAAGCCGCCGAGGCCGCGCTGGAGGAAAGGGAGGCAGAGCATGACAGATAAAGAGCTTTGGGAGCGCTTACATAAAAATGCAGAGTGGGCGCGATGCAACGAGTGGGAAACGCCTTTGTGCCTTGCGGATGATTTAACAGCAGCGGCTGATGCAATTGAGCGTTTGAAATCTGAACTCACTCAAGAGAAAATCGACAACACGAATCTCATAGGCGAACTTGCCACGGTGGCCGCAGAGCGCGACCGATACAAGGCGGAGCGCGAGAACCCGCAGCCGTCAACCAACGCCGACCGCATCCGGGCCATGGACGACAATGACATGGCGAAATTGCTGTGCTGTACTGGGTGGAAAATGATTGAGCAGAAAGAGTGCCTAGAATGGCTTCAGCAGCCAGCAGAGGAGGCAGACCATGAAAGCAATTCCGAACCATAGGGCGAACGGTATTTGCCGGTACTGCAAGCGGCGCGCATGCGGCCGCCTCAAACGCTGGTGGCATCGGTGGTTCGTTTGCGAGGAATGGACATATTTTAGAGACTATTATGAATTTAGGAGATAAAGAAATGACGAACGTTGTACTTGTACGGCATGAAGGTGACTTTAGTTGCAGTGGATATCTTTTTGAAACACCTGTGGATTTGAAAAAGGGGCAGCGCGTGCGTGTGAAAACGCGCCGGGGCGAAGTGGATGCTATTGTCATTCATGATAGCGCCGAAGTTGATGATAGTGTGCTTGCCATGATGGCGACTGTCTGTCATGCAAAGATTCCGCTTGCGCCTGTGGTTGGTGTGTATTCGCTCATTCTGGTAGGAAAGGCCGAAAATGTGTGTGTGGAGGAAAATCGGTGAAAGCATAGCTGTTTGACAAAAGAAAAAAACGGCCGGCAAAGCCGACCGTAAAATACTAGTTTTTAGCCTTTGAGGAATTCCAAGATTTCCTCTGTAGATTTTCCGCTTTCTTCGAGGGCTTTAATAAGGTTCTCTCTTTTTTCCTTTTCAGCTTCTTTGGCGGCGCGTTTTTCCTCCTTGAGCTGTTCTTTATAGGCTGCTTTTAACTCTTCTTTTGCTGCCTTTAAATCGGCTTCGAGCTTCAGGATTTTTTCATTGATCTTTGCAGCCTTTCCGGTATAAGTGACTTCTTTTTTGACTCCACGAGGCATAATTTACACTCCTTTTAAATCTGTGGTTGTTTTAAAAACAGTATACCACAGTTAATTATAAAAATAAACAAGAATTTACACGATCAGAGGGAAGAAGATGACTATTAAAGTAATTTGTAATCGTTGTGGAAAGGAGATTGATGCAAACACATATAGTTTTTCTTATCACCAACAGTTGGGATATGGCAGTGTGCATGATGGCGATGAATTAAGTGTAGATCTTTGTCCGGAATGTACCGATGAGCTAATTACATATCTTACGGAAGAATGTACAATTCCTCCGCTTGCAGAAGGTGATGCCGTCTAGCAGTTTTATATGTCATAGAAGTAATATTAACAGTAAATCAAAATACATAACAGAGGAGAATCGTTTAATGAAATTTGAAATGAAGAAGCCGATTTTTGAGTGTCCGTATTGCCATGAGAAAATTGAGGGTGACTATGCAGCGTACCAAGAACATGTTCAGGTATGCTATGAGAAAGACATGGCACGACAGAAGTTGAAGAATGAAAAAGAGATTCGTTTGAAGAAACTTAATGAAGATGCAAAAAAGTTTGAAGAGGATTATCATTGCCAACTTGTATATTCCAGCGATGTCTATGATCCGTTTCGTGTGTTTCGACAGATTATGGCATAGTGTTTAAATGTGAGAAATGCGGATTCGAATTTGATGAACCAGCCGTATTTATAGACGGTCACGGCCTCGATTCACCGCCATATGAAGTCTGGAATCTGTGTCCTTCATGCAAAAGCGAATGGATTACTACGATTTGTTTGGAACAAGAGGAGGACGAAGAGTGACAAGGTGGTTTTGGATATTGCTACATATTTTCAATAATGTTTGCTGGAAGCACGCTAAGTGGAATGGAGACAATTTGATTTGCGAAAAATGTGGAAAGCTGATTGGGTTTAAAGTTCCTGTGAATCGAGGCGGAAAAACGTTTTACTTTTATCCGACGACACAAGAAGGTCTTATGCATCAAACTGAAATTTGTGATAGGTATAAGCTGTTGAACATGACCAGCATCAATTTCGATGCCGATTATGATTGACATAAAATAATTAATTTATTAAAGGAGATTCAACTTGGCAGAAAAGAAAAAAACTCGTTTGATTGATTTGGTACAGACTCGTGGTTCGTTTAGTGTTTCTGGTCTTGTGACTGGGACCGACAAGGATAGTTTCTATGAGGATAAGCTTACACAGAGCACCAAGAAACCATTCCGATCAGTTAATTTTGGAGTGAAAATCGACAAAGATGGCAGCTCTGTATATACATACCTTAATGGTATGGAACGTAAGTCCGTGTATTATTCTCGCCGGGAAGACAAGGCAAAAGGGATTACAAAGGACACACAGGAAGTGGCATGGAAAGATCGGTATACTTTCGATAAAGAAGGCTATCGAATGATTGGCGTAAACGTTGGTGTCAAGAAAATTGTTGATAAGAAGGGAAATGAAGTCAACGACAAAAAAGTTCTTACCGAATTCGATGCATGTGAAGAGATTGGCACGAACTTGAAAGATGACGCAAGCGTTTTTGTAAAGGGAAATCTTGAGTTTAGTACATACAATGATAAGCATAATGTTCGTTTGGTACCCACCCAGGTAAGTTTGTGCAGACCGATTGACATGGAGGCAGAAGACTACACTCCAAATGCACAGTTTACTCAGGTGATCGTTTTTACCGGGATCGAACCAAACGAAGATAAAACGAAATTTACGGTATCTGCAAAGATTGTCAATTATGAGTCGATTGAAGATGCAGAGTTTGTCATCTATGATTCGAAATTGGCTACTGCATTCCGCAAGAATATTAAGCCTTATTCGTCCATCAAAGTTTGGGGAGATATTATTGTAGAACGCGATATTGAAGAGGTTGAGGAAGCCAGTGTTTGGGGCACTGCAAACAAAATGGAACGCGTAAATTCGCCTACGCAACGCTTGTTTGTGATTACTGGTGCGGATCCTCAGACAATTGATACTGAAGAATATTCGGAAGATAAAATTGACAAGGCAATTGCTAAAATTGCAGCATCAAAAAAAGCTGAAGACGATTACGGTAGTTCTAATTCGAATGGTGGCAACTGGGGCAAGAGTCTTGAAAGCAACGATGAATTGGATGATGATGAGCCGTGGTGAGCCAATAAATGATAGATAAAGTAATCTAAAAAGGTAGGTGCAATATGAAGAAAAGTTCAAAAAAATGTGATTATTTGGACCGTGAGAGTTTGATTGAATTTCTAAACGAGGATATGAAAAGAGCTGATTTTTGGGCTACTGTTTCGTTAATTGCGGCAGGATGTTCAGTCTTTTTCGCTGTTGCTAATATTATGAGACTTATATTGTGGAGTTAACACATGTAAATCCGCTCCCACAAATTCCATTTTTGGAATATGGGATGCAAGTTTTGATGTTGCGCCAGCTGTAACTTTTTGCGCTTCGGTTATTGCGATTTCTTGTATTTTAGACTCGTCATTTGTGATGTAGTTATTTTGAATTTGGCCTTGTTGCAAATGTGCATTATCATGTAGACGTAAAGTTTCATTGTAAATTAGATTTTTGGCTATGCTTGCATACTTGTGCGCCCTAACGGCAGAAATGACTGCAACAATAGCGGAAACGACTGCGGCAATACTTTCCACGCCAGTGAGAATGGTATTAATGTTGTTTAAGTCCATAACAAAACGTCCTTCGCGGTTATTTCTTTTGCTTAGCGCTACTTATATCCCATATTATAACACAAAAATTTATTGGAGGAACTAATTTGGCAAGATTTAGAAGTGGAAATGCAATTCAGAGTAAGATTCAGATGATTCTATTTGGCAATCCGTTCACGGGAAAGTCAACAATGGCGCTGCAATCTGCATACCTAAAGAACCCGGACGGCTCTCCGTTCAAAGTGCTGTACCTTGACCCGGAGAGCGGTAGCGTAGATGATTATCTTCCTACACTTGCAGAGAACGGTGTTGATATGCGGAATATCCTTATTGCATATACGCAGTCAATTACAGAAGTTTTGGAGTTTATTGAACGGGCCAAGAATGGTGAGGATTTTTACATTCCAGACGATGATGGAAATGAAACAGACGAAGTATATCTCGACAGTGACGGGAAGCCCTTCCGACCGGATATGATTGTGGTTGACGGCGCAAGCGTTTTGAATCTTACCACAAAAACAAGTATTGTTGAGTTTTCAAAAAAGAGAGCAAAGGTAAAAGCTGCTGCTGCTGGCCTTACTGGAGACGAAAAATTCGTCAAAATTGAAGGCGCGGGCATGGAACTTAAGGATTACCAGACGGTCAATTTTAAAGGACAGGAATTGATTCTTGATTTGATGGGTTCCGGCAAACACTACATCGTTACTGCGCGAGAAACGGACGAAAAGATCACAAAGGAAATCAATGGTAAGGAAGTCACTGTTGCTACTGGACGTAAAATTCCTGATGGCTTTAAGAATATGGATTACAATGCGAAAACCTGTATTCGTATGTATCGTGACGAAGATGATTATACGACGGTTCGCGCTTTCGTTGTGAAAGATCGTACCGGCATTCATAAGGCTGGAGATGATATCGAAGATCCGTCTTTGCTCGATTATCAGGATTTGATTGATAAAACCTCTGGAAATAGAGAATTTGTCATTAAGAACACTATTCACGAGGCAATCAAAACAGAGGAGCGTAAATATGCAGAGGAAATTGGTGTAGAACAGAGCGAAAATGAAAATGAGCCTGAGGAAAACACCAATGAAGCAGAGGTGCTGAGAGACAAAATTACAGGTATGATCAATTCGTTGTCCCCGGTACTGAAGCAAAAAGCCAAAAAAGCCGTTGCTGACGCAGGTTTGCCCACGGCAATGCGTACGGTTTCTGATGTAAAGGTTCTTCATCAAATCCTTAAAGTCGTTCAGGATATTGGGTGATTGTCGTGAAGATTACGCGTAAATGCGGAATCTGCGGGGAAGAAATAAATCTTGTGTTAGACATTCTGGACCTCGTTTACGATGAGAAAACAAAACGATTTTTACATGCCAAATGTGAAAAAGAAAGACTTCTCAGCCGAAAACGAGGCAGAATGCCTTCGGATGAGGTGGATTCGCTTGTTGAGAAGATGTCCGTTGATGCTCGTGAAGCAATCGCAAAGTGTGTAACGCAAAAACGAAGATCGACAGGAAGCAGAAATAGGGAGAAAAATACTTCAGATAACCCCAAAAGATTGCTTACAGACTATTTGTTGTATACGTATGATTTGTCATGTATGCCTAAATACATATATGTAAAATTGGCCAGTGTGTACAGCGGAAAATATGAGGGATTAAAAAAACCATGCCCTCCTGAAGATTTGCTCGATATGTGGCAGCGTAAGCAAGCTTACCTTAATCGCGTGTATGAATACAACAAGCAAAAAGGCAATTGTATGGATTCAATACAACGCATTAGTTATGATTTGGCGATACTATTGAGCAGATATGATGGTTACTTGGAATGGAAAGAAAAGCAATCCCTTCTGGGAGAACAACAGCAAGAGTCCGCGAATGTTATATACGAAAACATTATACCACGTGCAAACAAACCCAATCGCCACAAAGGCGACGTATCAATTGCTGATGTACTCGACGAAATTTGAATTTCGGGGGGGGGTGAGAAAATAGAAGAAACGGTATCGAATATTACCAATGAAATTATGGTTGTTGGTTCAATTTATCGTAACCCTGATCTTATCGTTGAATATAGTCAGTATATCAAAAGCAAATATGATTTTTTCGATGAAGCCACACGTTTCTTTTATGAGTGCGCAGTTACAATATTCGAGACACGCTCTCAGGCTTTGAATAAAACAGTTGTAGTAACATTCATGAGCGAAAATCAGGAGCGTCTTGCGCAGTATAAACTTTTGCGTGGTTGGAAAACAATCGCGGACTGGATGCAGCTTGCTGTTATAGATGATTTTAAAAATTATTTTGAAGTACTGAAAAAGTATTCCTTGCTTCGAGAATACCAGCGAAATGGTTTTAATATTGAGAAGATCATGTCGCACAAGTTGTTCGAAAAGTTTACTGCGTCCGATATTTACCGTATGATTCGCTCTAAAGCTGATCGGATTAATACTGTGATTTTGACGAATGACAGTGCGGAAATACTAAACAGCAATATAAAGGATACGCTGCATCATTGCATGGAAGCTCCCGATATGGGGTTGCCAATTCCGTTCCCAATTATGAATGATGTTTTTCGTGGCCTGAAAAAGAAGTCAGTTATGGCGGTTGGTATGCTCAGCAATGCGGGCAAAAGCAGATATATGGCAAAACTCATTGCATATATCACGCTTGTGCGTAAGGAAAAGGTTCTGGTTATGCTCAATGAGATGACTGTAGAAGAAATGCGATATGCACTTATCACAACAGTGATAAACAATCCCGAATTTCAGCAGTTGCATGGTATCAATCTGAATAAACAGGAAAGAGAAATCACTTTAGGTCTTTACAAGGACAAAAACGGAGAATTCATTTATCCTGAAAAAGATGATTGGGGTGATGTCACAGAGCCGATTGAGCATTACATCGAGCGCGTATCAAAGCTGTCATCTGAATATAACGATATCATGCATATCGCTGAATGGATTGAAGACCAAACACAGGGGCTGATTTTTACCAAGGATGTTTCAATGGCTTATGATGATAAAACTCTTGAATTTGAAATACGAAAAGCAAGTATGACGCAAGGCATTGAGTACGTTTTCTATGATACCATGAAAAACGATATCGCGACAGTTGGAGATTGGGCGGCAATGATGGTAAGCGTTACTAAGATCACGGAAATCTGCAAGCAGCTGAATATGTTTGGCTATTTGTCCATTCAGCTTACTGACGATGCCAATTATATTGAACCGGATGAACTTGTCTCCAATCAAATCGCGAACTGCAAGGGATTGAAGCGTGTGCTGCATACATTGTTGTTATGTAAGGAGATACCGCCAAATAAGTTTTCGAAATATGGGTATGTTGCTTCTGAGACGGATTGGGGAGAACCGGCAAGACATGATTTAAATCCCAATAAAAGGTATTATGCCTTCAATGTTGATAAAAATAGGTTTGGCACAAAGCCACATCTTTTGTTTGAAGTCGATTTAAACTTGAACACATGGATCGAGGTCGGAGAGCTTGTAAGAAAGTGAAGGTGAGCTTTTATTGAAGTTCAAGACCTGAAGAATTATATTCTTGAGAACAATCAAATTGAAACAGTTTTAGAAGAGCTTGGGTGCCACCACATAACGCACAAAGGAGGATACTATTCCTGCGGGAATCCGGACGGAGATAATAAATCAGCAATTACGGTATATGAAAACGAATTTATCTCAGTCGTAGATTACACGAGGGATATACCAAAGGTGGGCAACGGCTCAGACTTGTTTTCTCTTGTGCAATTTTTTAAAGATGAATCCTTCTTTCAATCAATAAAAATGGTATGCGAGTGGATTGGAATCGATTATTACCATGATTTTGACGCCGATCTTCCTGCCAGTATACGAATTGCACAGGAGATTATTGAACTTAGTGGTGATATTGAAAAGGATTATGACAGTAAACCATTGCGTCCAATCAGTGAGAATGTTCTTTCGTATTACATGCCATATGTAAATGATTTGTTTTTCAAGGACAATATTGATTATGGCACGCAGGCTAAATTTGAGGTTGGATATGATGAACAGACAAACCGGATAACAATCCCAATCCGGGATGAAATCGGTACACTGGTTGGCGTGAAAGGCCGGATGTTTGGGAAGGCTCAAAAGGATGGAGAACTGAAGTATTTATATATTGAGCCAACCAATCGATCAAAAGTGTTATATGGTCTCAATCATACATACGATGCAATTCAAAGGGCGCATAAAGTTTATGTAGGGGAAGCAGAAAAAAGCGTTATGCAGCTTTGGAGCATGGGCATGTGCAATGCAGTCGCTACTGGCGGAAAAAGGGTGTCTCGACAGCAAATTGATATGCTCACACGTTTGTGTGTAGATGTCGTGTTCCTTTTTGATAAAGATGTGTCGCGAGAAGAGCTTGATACATTGGCGGGGCGATTTATTGATGAGATACACGTGTATGCTGTTATTGACACCGTAGGTATCTTGGAAGAAAAAGAAAGTCCAACCGACGATCCGAAAAAATTTAAAAGGCTTATTTCAGAGTGCATAAAAAGAATAAAGTAGGTGACATGGAGCTGGATTACGAGCTTATTCCTGGAAGCAGAAATGATGTTACGAATATCGAATTTACAATATTAAAGAATAGAGGCATAGAAAACCCAAAAGAGTACCTTTCTTTGAAAAGTGACTGCCTGATTCCATATCAAGATCTTGAAAACATAGACGTGGCTGTTAGTTGTCTGCTTGGTCATTTGGACGATGAAATTCATGTTGTCGTAGATTGCGATGTTGATGGTTATACATCTGCTGCGATGCTGATTTCATATTTAAAAGATCAGAAGAAAGATATAAATATTACATATCACCTGCATAGCGGAAAACAACATGGCCTTCAAAGTGATATTGAAATACCAAAGTCTGCCCGATTGGTGATTGTCCCTGACGCTGGTACGAATGATATTGAACCATGTAAGGCATTAAATAAAGCAGGGATAGATGTAATAATTCTTGATCACCATATTGCTGAAACTGAAAATCCATATGCAATTGTTGTAAACAATCAGACATGCGGATACACCAATAAAGAATTTAGCGGCGCGGGAATTACATACAAATTTTTGCAGGCGATTGATGAAGAATTGTGGACGTCATTTGCAGATAAATATATTGACCTTGCGGCCATTGGGAATATCGCTGATGTGATGGATATGCGTTCCTATGAAACAAAGTATATCGCGGACAAAGGTATAGCATTGATTTCAAATCCTCTTATAAAGCAGTTGTGTGAGCAAAACAGTTTTAAAATCAAATCGGATCCTACAATACATGACATTCAATTCTACATTGTGCCGGCTATTAACGCGGTGATCCGGGCAGGAAATTCGGCGGAAAAGGAACTTATGTTCAGAGCTTTGCTCGGAGAGTATGAAACCTTTAAATATAAGAAACGCGGTGAAAAAGAAGCAACGGAGGAAAGCATTTGTGAAAGAGTTGTTCGTCTTGCTACTAACATAAGAAACCGCCAAAGCAAGGCGTGTAAGCACGGCCAAGATGCCATTCGTGATTTTATAGAGCGGTACAACCAGCGTGAAAATAAGATTCTTTTTGTCAATGTGACCGGGCTTCTTGACGAAGTATACACTGGTCTGACGGCAACACGAATCGCTGAAGAGTATACGCGGCCATGTCTGCTCCTTCGTAAGCGGAATGAAGATGAGAACTTGTATGGTGGCTCTGGGCGAAATATCAACAACGGTTCAATCGATAATTTGAAATTGTTTTTGGAATCAACGGGATGCTTTGAGAGCATTATGGGACACGAAAATGCCTTTGGGGTTGAAATCAAAAAAGAAAACATTCCCAAAGCAATTCAATCGTGTAATGAGAGATTGAAAGACAGCCCAATCTTGAAGTCGTATAAGTGTGACTTTGTCATTGGCAATCAGGAGCTTACTTTCCCTTTTATCAAGAAAATTGATGGAATGTCCAGATGTTGGGGACAAATGGTTGAGGAGCCGTACATTGCGGTTGAAGGTGTTCATCTTGACAAAAAACAGGTTTCACTTATAGGAAAGCAAAGCAATACTCTGAAGTGGAAAGACGAGGAAACCGGAGTTGAGTTTGTCAAATTCTCGTGCAATGAAACAGATCCAATCTATCAGGCACTCAACGATCCATATGATTCAACGGCAAGCTTTGATATTAATATCGTTGGCCGCGCGTCGATCAACGTTTATAAGAGCATGGCGACTCCTCAGTTTATCATTATAGAATATGAGGTGTTGTGATGTACAGCTCTCTTCACAATCATTCTGAATTTTCTGTACTTGACGGATACGGACATCCGCAAGAATATCTCGAACGAGCAAAGTCGGTAGGACTTAATGCATTTGCAATAACCGAACACGGCAATGCATATAGCTGGATTTATTTTGATGAACTAAAAAAGAATTATCCTGAAATCAAGATGATTTATGGTGTTGAGCTGTATGAATGTTTTGACATGTCAGTGAAAGACAGCAATAGTAAATACTTTCATCTTGTGGCTCTTGCTAAAAATGAGCGCGGTAGAGTGGCTCTCAATGAAATTGTCACACAAAGCAACTTTGAAGGATTCTATTTTAAACCGCGAATCGATTTAGCGCATTTAAGACCATATGCGGATGATCTTATTATTTTGTCTGCGTGTTTGGCATCAAAACTCGCCAGAGAATCAGACTATGGCCAGTGTGTTAAGTATATCAATGAGTACAAAAGCACATTCCCTAATTTCTTTCTTGAAATGCAAAGTCATAATACAGATGAACAGCGCCGATACAATCAAAAAGTGTTAGAACTGGCTGAGGCAACAAACACAGAGTTTGTTATTACTACGGATAGTCATGCTGCGACGAAGGATGATTTGTACTATCAAGCACGTCATGTTCAAATTGCTCACGACGATGAAACCCTGACAGAACTGTACGATGGCTGCTACATTCAGTCAGAAGCTGAGATTTATGAGGTTATGTCCTCTCAAATTGGAGAGGAGAACGTAAAGCTTGGCCTTGCAAGCACCAATAAGGTTGCCGATATGATAGAAAATGTGGATATGCCATTTCAGGCACCGCAACTTCCCACATATCCGTTGCCAGATGGATTTGAAGACAATCTTTCCTACCTCAAACATCTTACGGAGAAAGGATGGGAACAAAGAGGTTTCGATAAGCTCAGCGGCGCTGCACAAAGAATAAGGGAGAAACGGCTTGAATATGAACTTGGAATTATTCACCAAATGGGGTTTGATGGATACTTCCTTATTGTGTGGGACTTCATTAAATATGCGAAAGAGAATGGACAGGCGGTAGGAGACGGCCGTGGTTCTGGCGGCGGCTCTATTGTGAATTTTTTGCTTGGAATATCAGAGCTTGACCCTATTGAAAATGATTTGATTTTTGAACGCTTCTTGAATCCGGAGCGTGTAAGTATGCCAGACGTCGATTGTGATTTCTCGAATCGTGAGTTTATTGTTGATTATCTTACGCAAAAATACGGAGAAGACCACGTATGCCAAATCATTAATTATTCGTATATAACCCCTATCGTGGCAATCAAAGATGTAGGAAAAGTACTTGGCATTCCGTATAGCGTCTGCGATCGAATAAGTAAAAAATTCACGTACAAGACGTTTGAAGAGTGTATTGAAAATAATAAATCACTACTCGATGATTATAGTGAATACGATGAGCTTTTCCGAATAGCTTCTCATATTTCCGGACGGTTGCGCAACGTGAGCATACATGCTGGCGGAGTTGGCATTGTTGATGCAAAAATTACAGATTATATGCCAATGAAACTTGGAAGCAAAGGCGAACATGTCATTCAAGTCGATAAGAAAAAGGTTGAGGAAATCGGAATCATCAAGTTCGACGTACTTGGTGTTTCAACCCTAGCGGTTGTTCAAGAGGCAATGAAAGACATTGGACTGTCAGAATGGGATCTTAGCGTAAACAATCCTGAGTTCGCGAATGACACGGCAATGTACGAATTGCTTGCAAGCGCAAGGACAAATGGCGTGTTCCAGGTTGAAAGCAGCGGTATGCGCGATTTGCTTTTGAGGTTGAAACCGACAAACCTCGAAGATGTTTCGGCCGTGCTGGCACTGTATCGTCCAGATAGCATGGGTGCTCTTGAAGACTATATCAATCGCAAAAACGGTGAAAAGGCAATAACCTACATCCATCCCGACATGGAACCGATTTTGAAAAAGACTTATGGTTGTATGATTTATCAGGAACAGCTCATGGATGTTGTCAGGAAATTTGGAGGCCGTAGCTACGGAGGGGCTGACAAGTTTAGAAAGGCTATCGGCAAAAAGAATATTGAACTTGTAAAAGAAGAGTCTGAGAAGTTGTATGGAGAAATTATTGCAAACGGATATCCTGAAGGGATTGCAAAACAAATCAGCGATGATCTCAAAGAAAAAGGCGGATATCTTTTCAATAAATCGCACTCTGCGCTTTACTCCATTCTAACGCTCAAGACTGCGTATTTGAAAGCGCACTACCCGGAATACTTTTTTAAGGCGTTACTCAACCAGAACCGCAATGATTATGGCGTAATAAATAAGTACATCATAGACACAAAGGCGTTTGGCATTAGTGTATTGCCTCCCAATATCAATCGGTCAGAACGATATTTTACGGTGCATAACTCTAAGATACTGTTTGGTCTTGAGGCCATCCGAGGGGTTGGGGAAAAGGTTGTAGCACAAATTTTAGAAGAACGTAAAACGAATGGGCCATTCACGGGGCTTGAAGATTTTATCACGCGTGTTTCTCCGTCCACTGCGGTGGTGGTATCGCTCATAAAAGCCGGCGCGTTACCATGCAAAGACAAACGTGAGTTGTTGGAGCGTTATGCGCAATCACTTTTTGAGCAGAAAGAATACACACCGGTAAAAACCATTTACACGCATAAAGTCATGCTCAATAAATATGGAATTGATTGTTCGGTGATTAAAGGCAAGGAAGAACGCCTGGCTTTGCTTAACAGTAGAAAACGCATTGAATTTTATACCTATCAGGAACAAAGACGCATGAAAGAGATGCATGAGTTTGAAGAAAAGTATATGCAGAACGAAGCGTTTTGGGAATTTGAGGCGTTGTCCATTTTTCTTGGCGTCAATCCATTCGAATACGCATATCAGTACATCAATGTGGATTATGATGAAGCTGCCCCTGATACCAATGTAACAATCGTAGGTATCATTGCCAATGTTCAAAAGAAGAAGGACCGAACAGGAAAACAGTTCGCTTTTTTGAATATGTACTCTGTGTTTGGTTTAATGGAGGTTGTTTGCTGGCATACACAATTCAAACAGAATGAAGATATTATCAACAGAGGTGCTCAAGTGGCAATGCTGTGCAAAAAAGGAAGCGATGAAAAGCTTACGGCAGTAAAAGCAATTAAGCCATATACACAGTGGTTAAAAGATAGAAAAATATCAGACATTTAGTGTCGGAAAGGAGTAGCAAGTATTTCTGAAAGATTAAAATTTACAATTGTCCCTCAGATACAGCGATACTATGGCAATGACTTTGGAGTATATGTTTTTTCAACAACTGATGATATTCCAAAATTTGACGAGCGCGAGGTTTCGCCTTTTGACGATGAAGAAGCAACCCAAAAAACAAAATGGTCAATTCTAGTTGGCAATATGCAGCAGTTAACAGTCGGCCAGGAGTATGACGTTGAAGCGGAATTGGTATTCAATAAGAAATATAAATCTTATCAGTATAAACCGTACGTGGTGATTTCAAAGCGGCCATCTACGAGGGAAGAACAGGAAAAGTTTTTACATGCATTACTGACTAATAGTCAGGCAAATGCTCTTATCTCTGCTTATCCCAATATTGTAAATGAAATTATAGAGGGAACGGATAATGTGGATTTGCAGAACGTCAAGGGAATAGGATACGCAACATATGAGCGTATCAAGGATATGGTGCTCAGCAATTATGTGATTTCCGATATTCTTTCTCTTCTTCAGCCACTTGGGGTCAGTTATAAGATGATTCAAAAGCTATTGTCCGGAGAGCCTAATCCATCGCTTCTCAAAGCGCAATTGCTGGATAATCCGTATATCATGACACGCATCAGAGGGCTTGGCTTTAAGCGTGTCGATGGTCTTGCGCTCAAATTGAATCCACAAATCATTGATTCGCCTAAGCGTGCGATAGCGTTCGTTAAATGGTTCCTGAATGAATCAGCTGAAACAGATGGTAATACTTGGGTCACAGTTGATGTGCTCGAACAAGCTGCAAAAGATAATATCCCGGAATGCAAGGATGCATATTGCAGGTGTGCCCTTCCCGGTTTCGTGGACAGTAAAAATGAAGAAAAAACAGAAAGAAACGCAGGATATCTTGTCGTATCGCACTCAGGCGGCGGGATGCTCAGACAAGGCACGCGCAAAGGCATCCGGAGGACGCCAGCCAATAGAGGAATGCGGGCGCACTGGGTTGTAAAAGGTCTCGATATAAGCGAAGACGTCTGCCATGGCATGTGCCCTTGAGGCGAAATGGCGCAGATGGACGCACTCGCACTTGAGGCAGCTGAAGAAGTTTTCGGCCACGGCGTTGTCATAGGGATCGCCCTTGCGGGACATGCTTTGCCGGATGCCGAGGCTGGCGAGACGCTGACGGTAAGCGTAGGCGGCGTATTGGACGCCGCGGTCGGAGTGGAAGATGAGGCCGGGCA